TTGCTAGAACAGCTCCAATTGGAAGACCTGCAGACTGAGCTGCAGCTACGGCAAATCGTGCTTCTGCACGTGCTCCCTCAACTGTGGTGTAACGGGCATAGTGATAACCGTTAAGATAAAGTCCCGCCTGCTTGGCGCTCGCCAAATTATACTTGGCTGTTGGGTCTACATAAGTAGTCCCCTCACTAACCTTTTGAACAACTGCTTTGACTCCATAATGAACCAACATGTCATAGTAATTGTCATACGTCATCAATCCGTTGTGATTAGAAGTATCCACCATGTCGGTATTTGCTGCATTGACCTGCGATGGCAGGGCAAAAGAAATAGCCGCCAAGAAGGCGACTACCAAGGTGATTAGTTTATTTTTTAATTTCATGGTGCCCTCCTTATTGTTGTGGAGAAACAGATGTCGGTGCCAGCTGAGCCTTAACTGCATCTGCTGCTGCTTGAGCTGCGGCAGCTACCCTGTCTTGATTAGATGCTTCCTGATCGACTGTCTTTTGCGGATAGGTTTCTGCTAGGCTGTCTTTCAAATCCGCATAGGACTGTTCAACCGCGTTGGCAATTGTCTGCTCGTCTGTGCTGGTGAAACCAAGCGATTTCAAACCATCTTTCACAGCCTGAATAGCAGTCGATTTCTTAACCGCACCGTCAATCGCCTGTGTCACACCGAGCTGTTCTGCCGCTGTTACCGCAGCATTTGCCAATGGACCTAATACCTTTACCAAAGTGAGCGCTTGCTTGTTAGCCAGCAACTGTTTTGAGATCCAAGCCCCAATGATTGGGACTGCCGCAACTGCAAGTGATACTACAAGATCTGTCCAATTATTCATCTGTATCTTCCTTTCTTATTTCAAGATCGTGAACTCGGTTATACAAGAGCTCACCGGTTCCATTTCCACCAAGTGCCTTATAAGGCTTGAACAAGTAGTCTAGGTCATTTAGATCCGCTGTGCTGACATAGCCACGGTCTAAATATGTCTGGCATGTCTTGTATAAGTCGTGATGCTGTAAACCAACCATCGCTGTTTTGAGCAACTCGACCGAATCCTGCAAAGCTTCTGCTTCCTTTTTACGGTCTAGTTCATTTTCGGCAACCTCGTTTAGCCGTTCCTTCTTGTTGTCTTGCCATTTACCATACAAAACTTTGATCCACCACATCAGCAGACCAGAGACCAGCCCCGCTCCACCCAACTTTATAAATAAATCCACATTGTTCCACTTCCATTCCACAAAAATAGTCGCCAGCAAAAGCTAGCGGCTTACTTAACAAGCTCATCTACTTCCGCTTGGCTAATCCAACCAACACTCACGAACAACGATAAGTCATCCTTGTTGTAGATCCCTTGCTGATAGTAGCTGATAATCAATGGTGTATATGCGCTCACGACTTTGCCTCCTTGGTTAACGTTGCCACCTGCTTTATCAAAGCTGCGTTTGACACAGTTAGACTAGCAATCGTCTTCATAGTTTCAGCATTTGCTAAGTCAGAGGGGGACGGTTGTGGCAATGGATGATCCTTAGCCGGATCGTAACCCTCATCGGCAACGATTTTGCCGTCTACAAGAGACGCGTGACCCTCAAAAAACTGAGACACGTCATCTGCTTCGATGATTTGTTGGCCGTCACCTGTTGGACCCACTTTGGCGTCTTCCGCTTCATAGGCCCAGTTGGTCAGGCGGTTTTGCTCATCTAGCCAAATCTTAATCTTCATCTTAATTCACCACCGCATCGTTGATTGGATACGCATCGCGCGTAATAAAGCCTAAGCTGCCAGCATCCCCGCCTTGTCCACGCCACGGAATGATATAAATTCCACCCGCTGAAACATACAATTCACAGGCCGCACCCGTATACGACATGCTACCGAGCAACCTTGCTGCATCATCATTATTAAATGGACTATATCCTGGTCGAATGTTGGCAATTTTGACCCACCCGTTGCCAGTTTTCATTTCAAAAGCAATCCCAATGGTGACATTTGGGCCTTTTCTTGAATATCCAATTTTCAGGCTTCTAACATCATTGGTTTCAAGCCCACTATCAATGTGCTGATAGAAAACCGAATCAGCCGCCGTAAACGTTGAAGCAAGCGTGACGTCTTGTCCAGATGGGTTATACAAAGATTTTAGGGTCAGCATGCCTTGACGTGCATCAACGGAACTAACTTCCTTACCGTTGTACATTGACTTACTAACTAAGCCCAACTGATCAACTTTAGATTGATACGTCTGCTTGCTATCACTATCCAGCGTTGCATTCGTCACCATGCTGCCACCGCTAATTTTGGTCGTCCCACTAATCTTATTTGGGAATCCGTCCGGTTGAACATGGCTGAAAGATGATATAAAGGTAGATCCGTTAAAGGTGACCCCATTAAAAGTCATGCCATTAAAGGTTTCAACGTTTAATGCTTTCGCCGCAATCGGCTTTGAGTCCCAGCCTTTTGTCGTATCAAAAATGGCAAAAGCGGCAAGGTTGCCGTCCTCGTCGGTTAACCAGTGCTGGTCCCCCGCCTTTGGCTTAGCAGGATAGCTCGGGCCAACCGTCACAACTGGAACATTATCACTACCGTCTTTACCATCACGGCCATCTTGGCCCTTGAACAAGGCCCACAAATATCGCGTCGGGTCGGTACTGTCAGCTTTGGTTTCGTCAACGTACTGCCCGAAGTAAGATCTACCGCTGGCATCTGTTACCGAAAAATCAGTTTTACCGTCAATACTATTGGCATACGCAGTATGAAGATAGCTGCTGGTACCGTCGGCACCCTTAGGCCCCGGCTTACCATTAGCACCATCGCCGCCTTGAATCAATGCCCACTTGCCAACGTAATCAGCCGGATCATCACTTGGAACGGATGACTTGTTCGACCAAACCGTTGCCATATACTTCTTACCAGCAGGTAACGCCGACATGTTGGTGCCCTTGTCATCATCGGCATAACGAAGCCACGGATAGTATTGAATTGTCTTGGGCATGTTGGCCATCTGGTTGGCAAGATCGCTGAGCCGTTCGTCAAAGCTGACGGTCTCGTGCGCGAACTCACCCAGGGTCAACTGGACTGAATGGTTAGCACGGCTTCGCTGAATGCTCAATACCTTGGCAGACAGGAATAGTTGTTGATTCTCATCGGCAATGTGGACGGTTTGATTAAGTGGTACATATGGTGAGTTAACCAAATCAATGTCATAGGTCTCGTTCGGATGATTGTACTTCTTCAAATCTGCCAGGGCTGCCTGCAAAAGTGCCGCCTGCGAGTTTGAATCAAACGTTTTAACCCGATTCCAGTCAGACTGTGTTGGGTTAGGGTTGTCATTACTTAACAAACGTGAATATTTCTGCACAGCAATGGTATCGTGCAAGAACCCGTACTGATCAAGCACAAACTGTCCCGTTGGATCAGTCCAACTGTAGCCAATCAAGTTGATTGGATCCTGATTAGTTGATCCATCCGTGCTTTCTGGCACCGCTCCATAAGCCTTGATAGATGTTTCCATGTCATAGGTGTCGTGGTGCGTGCCGATGTTGTTGATGTCCTTATTCATTTCAAAAGAGATTAAGCTGTCGCCGGCCTCTTCGTGTCGAATGTTGATGACACGCTTAACCAAATTAGTTCCAACAAAATCAAAGCCAAAGCTAAGCACTGCATCAAAATCTTTTGCCACGGCAATAATGCGAGCAAGTGAAGTTGCTTCCTCAGTCCACTCAAGTGTTCGGACGTTGTCGGGGAATTCGTTGATGCCAATCTCCCAGCCGGAATCATTTGTAAACCTTGTAATGTATTCAGCGATGGTATATGGTTTGTCGGCCTTGAAGGCGCCAACGGTTTCGTTAATTAAATCATTACCAGCATCGCTGGCAACAATCGAGTGAATGTGACCTAGCGAATTGTGGTCAATCGATTCAATCACCATTTGGTGGCCGTTGCCTTCTTCGTCTTGATAAAGAATGAAGTTGGTAACTTTGGCCATCTCATTGACTGCTTGTTCCTGATCCGTTGTGAAGTGAATATCAAGAGAAAGCTCAACCGCAGGACGATTGTCAACACTTTGTGTTTCTATATCGTTGTCAATTCGCCATTCGCCTTTGCCATCAGTCGACCCAACACCCAAAATGTTTGATTTTCGATCTGCAAAATAATACTCCATTTATAGCCAAGCCTCCCTTATCTCGACTTCACACGCAAATGGTTGTGCCCAGCTCGAAGGCGTGATAGCAATCTCAGTATCACCAGGTGGCAGTTTGAACTGCTCCCATTGATTGCCAATCGTATGAAGAGTACGGTTCTCAGACCCATTCAAATAGGTCTTAGCATTGGCAACATCAATGGTCAGCACATCGCCATTTGAAAACCTATTCTTGATGTCTGTCCACCAATTTACGTGCTGCCAGTCAAACTGAACCGCGATTAATTTCATCCCAGCTTGTCCCCATGTGTTGTTGCGTTCAAACCAAACGGAAAATGCTTCAACGTTCTCACTAATCATGTCTGGACGAGTCAAAGGTGGCAAAGAGACGGTCATTTCACGACCACTTTTGCCATTCCATGGAGAGACTTCAAAATTGATGCTCGAGCCGAATTTGCTCAATCTAGCTTGCATGAACTTATCATTTGTGAATTTCGATCGATCAAGTGACATGGTTCCCACTTGCTGGTCTTTAACATAACAATTGACCTGAATCTCGTCTTTGACAGCATTGTTGTCTGTGATCACCATTTGATACTGAACTTTGCCACCGGCCTCAAGTGTTAGCTCCATGCGGCCCAATTCGGACACTGTCGTCTCAAAATGAAGCATCATGGATACAGTAAAGTTGTTGTTACGCGTATTTTGACTTGTGGCGGCAATTGGTATTTTGGCGGCTGGACCATTCCAATAAGTCCCAGTTGAAGCATATGCAGGTTCCATATGCGGCCCGTTGTAGCTGTCACTGGCATAATTGATTGATCCAGTCTGCTTGTTTGGCTTGCTTGAATCGCCGCCCCAATTCGGATTGTTAGTGGCTGATTGATTGTATATCGTGCCGGATATTGGTGCTGAGAAGTCTCCGTTTAGCCCTTTCTCCGACACGTCGGTAGTATATCCATCTATTTCTTGCGTGCCAAATTGGAGAATACCCGGGCGATCATTGACTATCCCAACCATGCCGTTATCAGCATGCATAGTTGCCGTAATAACTGGCTCAACAGGATAAGTGCCACCATTGTGTACCGTGATGGTGTTGGTATAGTATTCAGGATCAGTTGGGTTAGGCGACCATGGAGAAGCAGAAGCACCAGCCTCTAATTTTGGCATGTAAAAATATAGAAAAGTGCCCTTAGTCAAATCAAAAACTTTCGTGAAATTGTACAAATCGATGGCGCGTAATGTTTTCCCAGCATTTGCAGCTGGCCAAGTAAACGTGCTAACTATCCTATATATGTTCGCGGAAACATTAACAAGCGAGTCCGATCCTCCCGTATTGTGAGCATATGGTGTATACCACGATACTTGAACAGCATTTCCTGTTACTGGAGCATTAGTGCTAACAAAAATTGATTGTGTGTACGTATTACCAACCGTTGGTACATATCCAAATCCATTTCCCTGTGGTAAGACTTCTGGGGCGCTGACCGTGACTGGCAATCCTATTCTGGTCAGCAAGCGACTACTGTCCCAGTTTGTCTCTGGAATGCCTCCACCCATAGTGAATGCATCGTTTGTTCCCGTCAGCAGATTCACCGGCACGTCCTTGTATGGCATATTGTCAAACGTCTGCGTGGCTACCGAGTGGGCAATGCCATCGGGAACCAGAAAATTAATAGTACCAGTGCCAAGAAAATAAGCTCGGTCCATGTCGATCTTGCCGTCAACTTTTGCATACCAAAATTCATCAGGGCGATCATCAATGATTAGCTTCTGAACATCCGTGCTATAAAGTAGTGGCGCTAACTGCCGTTCAAATTCACGACGAGATAGTGCCACAAAATCATAAGTTACTGGAATGATTCTAGACTTAAGACGACTATTGATAAGCATCTCACCATCGCTAATTCCAACAGACTGGGAAGTGTTTTCAATCTCTGATGTAATTCCCCTAGCAGCACTAAACTGCAGAACGGAACTGCCAATCTTATGTCCTCCAAATATCAAGTTCGCCAATTAATAAACACCTCTTCCATGTCTTTCTCTGATTGTGTTTTGCTTATCCAGCTCATTAATTGTTGGGTACAACCATTTGCCAATTTCGCGGTTATTTTCCAGCATTACTTTGCCTTCAGTACGTTGTGTATGATTAATCTGATAAGTTGTTAGTTCGATCAGTCTTGCAAGCAAGTCCTCAACACGACTATTGCTACCACTAGAAATGCTGGTAACAAAGGTTTGCGGATTTAATTGGTTTATTCTATTAGCAGCGCCTCCGAAGTCTGTGGTGCCACCAGCAAAACGTGGAATGTTCATTCGACGAGCCTTATCAGCAGGGATAACCATGGAGTGACGAGCAAGCGGGAAAACCACATTTCGTTCTTTGAACATAAACATGTTGCCATTAGGAGTGATAATAGGCTCTTGATAGTTAGATCCGGAGGCATCGTTCACCATCGCAAATCCGTTCCCAGAAAAATCAGAAGTGCCGTTCTTAAGGTGAAGAAGCTTAGCAATTGTTGAGCTTACGTTAGCCACGAAATTAAACGTTTTAGTAATCGTCTGATCACCGCCGAAGGAACTGACTGCCCGCTTTGCTGCAGCAGCAGGCCCACTAGTTTTATCATGGCCATTAAAGTATTTATCTAATGGTTCCTTGCTGTTAAACATCAGAACACTGCTTTGCCCCTTTGACGACTCGCTATTAACACTTGAAGAGTTCCCTTTAAATGGCTTCAGCACTGGGTTAGTTCCATTAAATAAAATGACACTATTCCGCCCTGACTGTGAAGCACTATTGACACTGCTTGAATCACCTAGCAATGATTTTAATGCTGGATTAACCCCGTTGTATTGAAAAATAGCTCCTTTTCCTTGATTAGTAGCATTCTTAACGCCACTAGAATCTCCATTAAAAAGTTTTAAGCCAGGTAGAACTTCGTTGTATTTCTGAATGCTTCCTTTGGCTTCTTCTGTTTTTCCAAGCACATCAGCATTATTTGCTTTTAGCCCTTTTTCGTTGGGGTTCTTGAACAAATTGTATTGATCAATTGCAACTCCAGCTTTTTCTAATTTGGTACGAGCATCGGAATCGTTCATCAACAGGCTTTTGGTAGAGTTTGGAAGACTGTTCCAAAGACCGTATTTAACAACCATATCGGCTAAGTCGGATTTGCCTTTGGTCTGCATAATAGCAGTCTTTTCTTCTACTGATAGGCCATTCCACTCTCCGGTTTTGATCATGGCCTGGACTAAGCCTGCAGAAGCTTTATCTTTAACGATTGCTTCTAGCTGGCCAAGAGTTAATCGATTCCAGTCATTTGCTTTATCAATAGCGGCTACCAAAGAGCTGGTATCGCCCTTTGCGACAGCCTGAATTTCTTTTGGTGTAAGTGTATTCCACAAATTTAGCTGATCGATAATATCAGCGATGTCTTGCTTGCCAAGGGAAACCAGTGTTGCATATTTCTGCGTATTTGGAAGCTTGTTCCAAACTCCCATGTCAAAAAGGATGTCTTCAAGATCTTTCTTGCCTTTAGCATTGACAATCGCTTCTTGAACTTTTAAGTCGAGCTTCTGCCACTCGCCGGTTTGCTGAAGTGAAGATACTAATGGCGCTGTTGCTTTATCTTTAACAATGGCTTCTTGCTGTTTCAAGGTGAGATTGTTCCAATCACCGCTCTTGACTAAAGCATTTACTAAAGGCGTGTAATCGCCCTTCACAATTGCTTGCTGATCCTTAAGCGACAGACTATTCCAGGAAACAAACTTATCCATAATATCTGCAAGTTGCTCGCGTCCCTGAGTACGAATAATTGCATTCTTTTCGGGAACGCTCAATTTCTGCCATTGTTTAGAAGAAGCAAGTGCTTCAACAATCATTTGCTTGGCATTAGAAGTGATCTTGGCATTCTTTAAATCGAATTTCAGCTGCTGCCAGCCTTTTTTAGTGCTGGCTGTATCCTGCAGGACTTCAGGAAGATTTGTCTTCACCTTCCCAGTCTTAGGGTCAAAAACAAGACTGTTCCAATGATCACCAGCTTCTTGAGCGGCTTTACCAAATCCTTCAGTTGCGGCTGCAAAATCCCGATTGCTCTTAACCCCTTTTGCCATGGATTTTTCATAACTGTTCATAGCAGATTCGGCTTGTGAGCTTGTCAGATGGAAGTCAGTTTGAAGTTCCGCTAACATCTCCGAGCGCGATGTCCCTTGTGCTTTCATGGCTTGAATTGCGCCAGCATAGATGACTTTCATTTTGCTCTGGTGATCTTTTTCTAAGCCTTCAAGTGCTGTGTTACGCATGGCAGCATCATTCTTGTACTCGGTATTGATCTTGTCCTGTGCTGCCTTATAGGCGCTGTTTTCCTTGTTAGAGGCGTTCCACATATCTTGATACTGCTCTAAGGCAGCACTCTTAGACATTCGTGTTCTTTCCCCAAGGACAGCTTTAAGAACATTATTCTGTTGCGATCCCGAAATCTGTAGTGTCTTGACAGCCAGTGCGGCATTTTTACGACGGTAGTTATCCAACAGTTGATACTGGTCAGCCGTCATTTGTGCTCCACTCTTATTAAACGATGCAGTGATGGCTTGGGCCTTTTCGTTGTTGGCTTCCATCTCTGTAATTCGCTTAGCGTTAGCGGCTTTTTCCTTAGCGGCCTGCTTTTCAATGTTTTCTGCGGCTTCACCGCCGAGACTTTTAGCCAATTTCTTCGCTGCAGTCTCAGACTGATCAGCGGCTTCTTTTGCAGCTTTTGTTAAATCATCGAACCCTTTAGAAATCGTCTTAGCATTCTGGGTGACTGTGTGGTTTGTATCATCAAAAGCACCTGAAATTGCCCCTGAAGCATCTTTCATTTTGGAAGCAGATCGGTCGGCATCAGAACCAATATCAGTGCCCCATCGTGAAGTTCTGTCAGCAGACTCAAGAGCCTTTTTGCCCCACAATTCCCAGATGGCTACACCGGCACCGACGACTGCTGTCACACCTAAAACGGCTGGAACCATTGGTCCCAGTGCCGCGAGCAATCCTGTTCCGCTCGCTGCGGCTCCGCCCATGGCTGCTCCCATTCCAGAAGTGCCTTCTGCCGCCGCTGCTGCGGCTGGCGCAACCTTAAGTGCTTCGAAGGCTGTCTTACTAAAACCAGACTTGAGCACATCCATTGCAGTTCCACCGAGCTTTGCAGCGGTGGCTGCTCGTCCAATTCCACCAGTTACGGAGGCAAATATCGTATAACCGCCCTTAAGGATGTTGAACATCCCACCAAGAGAAGAACTGATAGGACCGATGACTGCTGCAAACAGTGCAAACTTGACGATTGACTGCTGTGTGCCCGAGTCTAGCTTTCCAAACGCTTGTACCATCTGTGTTGCAGTTTTAATCATTGGCGTCAATGCGGGCAGCAAATTCTGACCAATTTCGATACCAAGGACTTGAATCGAGCTCTTAAGTTTGTTGAAGTTTGCTGCAGCAGTATTCCCCATGGCATCAGACACTTTTTTAGTTGCGCCAGCAGCACTAGCAGTTTTATTAGTCAAGTCAACCAGTGCAGAGCTGCCTTGGTTCATCAACGCAAGCATTGCACGGCCACCACGCTCGCCAAATGCGGCATTAACTGCGGCAACCTTTTGAGCATCGGACATGCCTTTGGTCTTTTGCGTGACCTGATCAATAACTTCTGGCAAACCGATTGTGCCTTTTTTGAATGCTGTCACATTTACACCAAGAGCAGACATTGGCGAATCAGCTTTTTCGGACGCTCCCGCCAACTTTTGTAGCATTGCATTGAACGCTGTACCAGCCATTGATCCTTGCAGGCCTGCATTTGACAGCAAGCCAATCGCTGCCACCGTTTCATTTAGCGAGATACCTGCCGCATTTGCTGATTGTCCAGTGTACTGCATGGCCTCGCCCATATCACCAAAGCCAGACTTGGTGGCATTAGCTGCATAAGTCATGGCATCAGTCACTTTAGAAACATTGCCAGCTTTAACGTTGAATTGTGTCATCGTTGAGGTGACGACATCCATTGTGGTGTTGAAATCATCGCCAGAAGCGCGTGATGCGTCCAAAATTGCAGGCATCATTTTCATTGACTGATTAGCATCATAACCAGCACGAACTAAATCGGCCAATCCTTGGTTAATCTGAGTAGTCGAAATACCATATTGAACTGACCACTTTTTGGAAGCATCAGCCATTTCGTTAAGTTGTGCTTTGAACTTTCCAGTAACGGCTGCACCATTTGTCAGCAGCGGGCCAATAGCATCAATCTGACTGTTGAAGTCAATGGCTGACTTAGCTGCTGCTGCAAAACCAACAGCTAATGGCGCCGTGACAGTTGCCGTCATCTTAGAACCGAATCCAGTGAGCTTAGACCCAATGTTCCCTGTGGCTGTAGCAAACTTTGATGCACCGTTTGATACTTTAGTCCAGCCGTCGCTTTGCAGTGCAATCTCTTTGCGTAAGGCCGCCATTCGATTTTCATTTTGAGCAGCAGCGGCAGCAGTCCGATTGTACTGTGATGCAGCATTAGCTTGCAGTTTTGTAGCTCGGTCAATTTTTTCTTGTGATGCTGTCTCATCTTTGTTAAGTTTCTCAACTGCTTTTGAATTTTCATCATACTGTTCTCGCTGTTTCTGAAGCTGAGCTTGGTAGTTCTTTGACTGGCGGCTCAATGTGTCATAGGTTGAACGCATGTTGTTGATAGACTTTTCAGAGCCCTTAAACGCAGCATCTTGAGCCCGCAACTCAGCAGCAGTTGCTTTAATTGAAGAATTCAAAACTCGTTGGCTTGCTTGAAAAGGATCAATGTTCAAGCTTACGGTGGCCGCAATTTGTCCGAGATTTCCTAACATGTTTTACCTCCTTTCATAGAATTAGAAAAGGAGCGGAAAGGCCTTGTCGATTGTGGTCTCCCGTTCCTCGTAAATCTGATTAAGTTTTTCAATATCGCGGAGCGTCATAGCATCAACGTCAGCTAGTCTGTAGCCTTCAGAGAGCCTTGCTTTGTAGAAGTCGTCAAGGTTGCTAATGGCTTCTTCGACGTCCGCTTCGGTGATTTTTTTGCTGTGTCCTTCTTATCCTCTTCACCGCCGCTTAGAGAATCACCAATGGCATCATTGATTGAATCCAGAGATTTCAAAGAAATCGAAGAGCCATCAATAACATCATCGGTAGTAAACTGGTTTTTCCAGAAATCAACCGCAAATTTGGCTAAGTTTTTCTCGTTCTCATCGTAATCATCGTTTGAAGGGCCATCTTTACGGTTTAGCATGCGCAGCTGTTGTTGCTGCACTTTCAAGGCGTTCGTAGTATCACGTAATGTTGGTTCTCCATTTCGTGTGAACACGCACGTTTCACCTTTGATATTTAGTTTAATTTGATATGCCATGCTTAATCTCCTTAGGTATAAGCCGCCCGCTGTTCGCGTATTGTGCATTTACAAGGCGACAAGTTCATTGCTAAGCCACAGTTACAGTTGCAGTGGCAGTTTTACCACCATCGTCAGTTGTGACTGTTACAGTTGCAGACCCTGCCTTTACACCAGTCACAGTTCCATCACTGGAGACGGTGGCAATTGTGGGATCTGACGTTTTGAAAGTAACTTGCTTATTTGCGGCATCAGCCGGATCAATTTGCACTTTCAGCGCTGTAGATGCGCCAACCGCAAGATTAATCGAACTGTTCTCAAAACTGACACCGACTACGCTTTTGGGGCAATAGTTGCGTCTGCAGCGGTCTTAGGGAATACATAGCCGTGGAAGGTATTGAAATCGAATCCATCGTTGTCTTCACGACCAATCAACACAACGTTGCCAGTGTCTTGGTCCCCACGAGGAATAAATGAACCTTCGATGCTGTCAGCACTTGGATCTGGTGTGCCGTCAACAGTCTTGGTATCAACGCCCGGAAGTGAGAACATTCCCTTGAGCATACCAACCCAAACGTATTTACCATTTGAGAGCTTTGTACGGAACAAAGTTGCGGCGTAATTAGGGTTAAGGTTCTTTGGATATACTTCAACCCCATTAACAACCTTAATGCCAAATAAATCAGACTTCATAACGGAATCAACATCGTACATTTCGATTGTTTCGGTTGCTTCCGTGATGCCACCAGAAAGAATCAAGTACGGGCCGTCATCAGCGGACAACGTCTTTTGCTCTGTTTTAATATCCAATTTCACACTAGATAAGCCTTGAATCTTTCGTGTGCTTGGTACAAAGTCGTCATCACCGACAACCCCGTATTCAAAGGCCGAAGCCCCGAATTTTGCTAACTTCTTATTAGTTGTTACAGCAGTATCTGCCATATTTAAAATCCTCCTTTAGGAAAATAAAAAGGACTAGCCAATCGGCAGCCCTTGAAACTGAAAGTATCCTGTTGTCATGCGAAGAGCTGGGGTATCACCATCAACATAGGAGTTGCGATAATACCTTTCCCAACCAGCCGCATGTAGTGATTGATATATCTGTGTTTCAATTTTTTCTTGTTGATCCCAGTCCGTTTTGTCCACCCAAAAATCTACTTGTACTTTCGGATACTCTACGATCCTAGAATCGTCAGCATAATCAGCAGCATCACCGGGCAAAGAAGTGATTCTCATCCATGGAGCTAGACTTTCAGGAGTTACGCTAGTCTGGTTATTGAAGTCTGGAGTGCCTATATACACCTTGTCAGCAATATCCAAATTGGCTGACAAGATGTCATAAACACGCTTTTCGGGTGCCATTACATCCCACCTTCCTTCAAGTGGCTTAGGAAAGCAGCGATAACAACTGGCCGCATGACTTCTTGGGTTTCTTCAATGAAATGTTGCGGGTCCTGCATTGAAGTGCCCGAGTTTGGAAAGTGAGCACGCCAGCCGGTATCTTTACCATATCCAACGTCTACTTCTGTTAAACCGCTCGTTTCACGGACACTTGAAAGCTTGATGTCATCTTTCAGATGTCCCTTCATATCAGTTTCACCGTTCCACTCAGGCGTTTTGTTTTTTAACTTGTCGGCAAACTTCTGTGCGCCATCTCGAACAGCGGCTCGAGCTTCCTTTGCAACTCCAAATTGGAGCTTGTTAAGATTAGCAAGTAGCTCAGCGTCTCCTGTGACTTTTACGCCCATCAGCTCACCGTCTTTGCCGTAATCGTTGTCAGATCGCGCCTCTCGTAATCAGGATCAAGACCCGTGATTTGATATTCCTTCCCACGCCACTGAATTCGCCAAGTTGGTTGGATTTCCTCTGCGGTCAAAAATCGCACTAAAAAAGTCGGGCTGTCTTTGCGAGTGCCCAACTTCGTCTGTGGATCATTTGCTTCTCTGATTGGTACCTTAGGAACTTCCGCCCAAACCGTCATATGCTTAACGAGCACACCATCAACCGGAACTCCGTTAACCTTTTTTGACTCATAGCTGACGAACGCAATTCTTTCAGTCATTCGATTAGTTCGCATCAGAATCACCATCCTCTTCCGGCAATTCTGAGCGAAGCTGATTGATGATATTTGTGGTTGATGTTTGCAACGGAAAGCGCATGACTTCAGCACCCATACCTCGGTAATCATAGTCTTCCTTCACTTGCTTCATGAGCGCTGTGAAGAAACGATCCCGAGTTTCTGGATTGCTTAGAAATTGTTCCGGATTTGATCCAAAACTAATAGCCGAACTGATTTCACCACAAGCGTCATGCACCAGTTGCATAATCATTGGGTCTTCGATTGTCTGATCAACTTTCAAGTACATTTTCAGAACCTGAAACTGTTCATCAGTCAGTGGGCTTTTGTCAAGCGTAGTATCTGCCAAGAGTAATCACCTACCCAGCGTTAACAGTAACAGCAAGCGTTGAGCTGATGCCATTATTGCTAAATGTGATTGTCGCTGTGCCCGCTGCCAGATTGGTAATAGTGTAGACACCATTGGACTTCTTACCAACTGTAGCGACGCTTTCATCGCTCGACACAGCTTCGACTGCTTGAGGAGCGCCATCAGGAGTGACTGTCACCGTGATATCTTTTGTGGCACCGACACCACCCGTGAACGTTTTCTGACTCAAAGTCACTCCGTCAGGCGTTACGCTTTTGGGGTATATGTGAGGAAGTACCCTGCTTTTTCGTCAGCAACAGATACACCAAAGCGCATTCCTGCTTGCAAGAATTGACCATAAATCTGATCATCAATCCAACGAACCATGAAGTCTGCACGGTTAGCAAAAAGAATTGCCCGCTTGATGTCACCCAAAAAGGCGTGTGCTTCGCCTGCTGCACCCAAAGTATCATCAGATACAACTGCAATCGGCATACCAAGAACGCTCTTGCCAGACGGGGTCAAGATGCTATCTTGCAGCAAGTAACGGCCATTGCCATCTTTAACTGTGTCCAAGAAATTGTAGAAACTCTGAGAAGCAATAATCACGCGAGAATATGCAGGATCTAAATCAACGTTATTAATATGCTTCAAATCATCAATGCTAGAGATCGTCTTGGCAGTGAAGCCTTTCAGCAGAGTTGCAACAGCACTGTTAGTCGTATTGACCTTAATTTGTTGTGCGTTCTGGTAAATCAACCCAACCAAATCAATTGCCGAGTCGTCAATTGACTCCTGTGAGATTGGTAACGCCTGACGATATGTGTCAACAGACCAGTTGACCGGTTTGAATTCTGGTTTTGCCATTGCTGGGTTCTTTTCCAACTCGGCAACAGTGACCATCTTGGTTGTGGCATTTGCAACTGTTGGGTAAGTACCCTTTTGTGTGGAGGCTTGGAATACGTTCGTGAAAGGCTTCAAATCAACAACCGTCTGCAATTCACGCTGTGGTGTATTGCTAATGGTTTCTGGAATGGTCAATGCCGCATCTGCTGCCTTAACACCGGCATTTACAGCATCACTGGCATCAGTAGGATCAGCTCGTAAAACTGCAAATGTGCCAACATCAGTCTTTTCAAAATTGACGCCTTCTGTATCACGACCACGAGTATGCAAATAAGCATTCAGTGCATCGCGATAGCTATGCTCTTCCGGATGATCGGACTTCTTCCCACTCGGCTGTTCATTGCCTTTCAACGCAGCCTCGTATAAGTCACGTTTTTCTTCAAGATCTTTGATCTCTTTATCTGCTTTGTCGTATTTGGCACGAACGCCTTCTGCCTTCTTCAGGTTTTCCTCGGAATCTTCACCTTCAAGTAAAGAACGAAGCTCTGTCTTCATAGCTGGCAAAGCTGAACGCTTTTCGTCAAGCTGCTTTTTAACAGCAGCTAATTTTTCATCTAAAGTCATCTAGTGACCCTCCTTGTTTTTTTGTATAAAAATAGGCACCGATTATTCGATACCTTTGAGCAAGTCCTCTTTATTCAGTTGATAAAGCATCTTACGCCGCTTACGTTCCCATTCTGGCGGCTGATCTAGCGCTTTAATCTGCTCTAGCGATCGTGCTCCGACCTTTACCTCAGTATCTGGATATGCTGGCGTGGTTACGGGGGATACATCATATATGTGATCAATTGATCTAATCAAACGGTTGTATGGAGCCTCAGCATCCCCATCGCGAGTCCATTTTTGGGCATCTGTATCATCAGGGATTGTAAATGCAAAACTCGACTGACTGATGATTCCCTGACGAACGTTTTCCAGCAAGTCACGGCCAAGCTGCGTGTCTGGAGGCGTCAGCATGTATTTCAGCCCTGTGTCATCAACTGATAGCTGCAAATTGATACCAGTTCGTCCTAACACTTGGTTCTGATCATGATTGAAAAGCGCAACTACATTACTCATGTCAGCATTATCTAAGGCATGAGGGTCAATTTGCTCTCTAAAAGAATAATCACCGAATCCCATTGGATCAGATTTCCGATTGAATTTTAATGCATACCCATCGATGACCGTAGGATGATCATCATCACCATCACGAATTTGCATTGGTGCCGCTGCCATTCTGATTTCCTTTGGCATTAGTATCACCTCCCTTCAATTCTGCTGCATGCTCAGCTTGATAAGCTTCCTTTTGATCAAGGAACACTGTGTTAAGTGTCGACTGAATACGATCCATGTTCGGGTCTTTTAACGGTTTCTTTCCAAGCTCCGTACGTCCCTCGTTTCCAGTCCAGAGTCCGCCATTAACTGCTGTATTTACGTCAGTAATCGGCAATCCGTTTACTGACTTTGTGTCAAATCCTATGCGATATTGGTGTCGTTGCGCGTCATCAAGCAGCTTTAGTTCAAACTCACTTGTAATAGGCTCAAAGTAAAATGGAAGATCATTGCGAATATAGTCATCAGCCAACTGTTTAACAGACTGGTTAGGACTATTTTGGGCCAATCGATACGCTGGCACACGCAAAGCCTTCGCAATCTGCGCTGTTGAATAGTTATTGCTGTTAATCAGATTAAGAACGTTGGTATCAACTTCCAACGGCTGGTAATCCATGGTTGAGTCAACAATAATTGGCGATCCAGCATCAGCACCTGCCTGTGCCCTTTCAAAATCTTCACGCATCTTGCGCCGCGCCTCAGCTGACAGGTTGCTTGCTTTTGCCTTGATAATTGAGCCTTTCAAACCACTCTTGAAGAACTTCTGTAACGTTGAAACACCTGACTCCTGCAATCCAATCTCATCACCAAGCGACAACAACGGTGAGCGCCCCATGATTGTGTCGTATGAGAAAAACTTCCAGTGAATGACGTCCTCAAATCCACATATTTTTTGCATACTGGAATTGTAAGGTGTGAAACGGTAGATGATGTTATCGGGGTCACTTGTGTCCACCTGCGTCTGTGATGGGGCATAGAACTCAAACATAGCTGGTTCGTTGGTTATCGGATCGCGCACAATACGCGAATAAGCGTTGCCAGTCAAAATTGCATTGACCATCATGGAAAATTTCCACTGATAAGCCGACAGCCGCTTGTTTACCTTTGTATTCATCAAGTATTCAATATTGGCTAGGTCAACAACCTCATCGGTTGAGCTGTCCGTGATTACTAGCGGAAAACGACTAACATCACCCGAAACAATCGATACAGCCGTAAGCACGTCAGAATTCCGTAAGGCAGAAATGCCAAGGTACCCGCCTCGAAATGATGGAATTACTCCAGAATCAAGCAAACGATCTGCCCAGTGAGGATCCACTTCGGTTGCCAATCCTCGAAATAGCTTCATTCATCTCACCTCCCTTCACTACCGTCAGGAAGCAACAAAATGAACGCTAAAACAAAGAGTAATCCCCCGCATACCATGAACCCAGTTGGTTTGTTAACTAAGAATGCGCCATATCCGGTCAATAGAAATCCCCAAACAACAGCGATTCCGGGTACATTTCTACCTAAAATCTTAAAAAAGTTAGCTAGTTTTCCATTCACGTTCTCACCTCCTAAAAACCAAAGTCGTCACTAAACACACGATCGTCGTCCAAATAGTTGTCCAAATCTTCCTTGAAAGCGATGGCATAAGTATCAAGCGTGGCATCAATCATGTCTATTTTGTTGGCATACTTATTCTTATTAATACGGACGCCGTTGTTGTCAGACATTAGAACCGCGTTCATTGCGGCGGCCTGCATAATGCGATTATCTGAATGCTTTATGCGACCGCCTATAACATCATCGCGGAACTGCTTAGTTGGCATTGACAGTGTCAGCGTTCCTTGTCGCACCTGTACCATCGGCCACTCAGGATGATTCTTCTCAATTGCCGTTAGCATTGGTCCAAATTGATAAGGGTCGTACATGATGCCTTGAACATCTAAGTCATTACGTTCAATGAAGTCTTCGAGCCATTCATATACCCGATCGTTGTCGATGATACCTGACTCTAAGCTGCTGATCTCGCCTTCGCCGTGTTGTTCAGCAGCCAAGTAGTCAATCCGATCTGTCTTGATTTTGTTATCGATGCCGCCTTTTGAAGCAACAAATGCATAACCATCAAGCCACCACCAGCCCTCCTGGGGAATTAGCCAAGAAATAGCGAATAGATCGCTTGTACGACCGACATCAATGCCAATCCATGCTCTTTGGCCGCGAATATCGGGCTTGTCGGTCAGCTCTGCCGCTTTCCAAGCATCGAAATCTAGATAACTGTCTTCTGTAGCTTGTCGCCAAATATTGAAGTTTTTTACCAATTTAGCGTTTAGACTGCCATCAGCACGAGCTTGAGCTAACTTAGTCGTCAGATAATCACTGATTTGGCCGTGTAAGGTATCAACGTCAAGTAGCGGATTTGATTTGATCCAAGAATTGGGGTCATCAACCTCTTGTACGTTGTCTTGTTCAGCAATGAATGCAAAATAGCGTTCTGCCTTTTCTTCACCGGACAACACCTTTTTGGCATACGGATAATTTTGTTGAAACATCGGTACGTTCATGTCGAATCCAGCCGTTGAAATGATGAACGTCAGATAACTAGGCAGTAACACCTGCCCTGAGGCAAGGGTTTCAATCATATCTGTTGTTTTAGCGTTGGCATATTCGTCAACCACCGCAACATGGGGTTCATAGCCATCAACAAGTCCTGTATCACGAGAGAATGAACGAATTGTTGACCCGTCGTCTAAATTGACAAGTTCATCTCGCGTAATCTTAACCATTCGTTTGATACCAGGGTCTTTCCGCATGAGCGCACGTAATCGGTCTTTGACCATTCCGAATACAATGCCGGCCTGCTTACGATCATTAGCAGCAGTATATAATTGCCGTTTGTTGGCTGGATTCTTTCCGAACAGAAACTCATAAAGAATGACACCAGAAATCAAAAGCGACTTACCGTTTTTCCGTGCCATCGAAATGAACACATCGGTAAATCGCCTTATATTTGAATCATCTTTATCAACCCATCCGTATATACTGCCAATAATAAATTTTTGAAACGGTGCTAATGGTTGTGGTTTCCCACTTTTTGGTTCTGGCAGAATTTCCATAAATTTAACTGCCTTTCCCGCTAGATTTGGATCATAATGCCATCGCCAATCTGTTCGTTTCAAGTCTTCTTGATGCCGTTTCACCGCGAGATTAACCGCCTTAGAGGTAATAAGACGACCTTCCAGCACACGCTTTATGAAATTAGGCATTGGATCCTTAAATTTTGCCAACCAATATCACCTCCATCGCAGTCAGCCAAAAGTATCAATGATTGAATCATTTTTCTGTGCTTCGGTCTTAGGCATGCTCATCTGCATCCGGCTGTTGACATTAAGCCCAAGATCACTGGCTAGACTTTTAATATTTGCCGTTGCTTTATTCAAGATGCCAACGTATGCATAATACTCATCTTGATCTCCATTCTTTAAAGCCAGTTTCATGTTAGTCGATGTGTTTTTGTAAACCGAATACCATGTGCAATAGTTTTCCAACTCGGCGCGATCAAGATTTCTAAGTGGTAAGCTCCCCAAAGATTCGATGATTCGCTTGTATTCTTGTTTTGCGACTGGGTCAAGATGATTAGGGGGCGTTACCTGAAGTTTTGGAATGCCATCTTTGGCCATCAATTCCGCATGTAGCTTGGCTTCCTGCCGTTCTTTGGTCAAATCCCCCTTCGACATTTGCAGCACTTTGTATTTTCCAGCCATTTCCCACTTCACCTCCTAATATCTATATAAAATGGGCCTTGTTTACCCCTGCCACCTTAAAAATCGTTACAATTTGGGGTGCAAAAAAGAGGCCGACCGTTCTTCCGTTCCAAGAAATGTAACCCCCGATAAAAATGGAAGGGGGGTCTAGCCGTTTCCAGCCCGTGAAGTCGCCCGATAAATTCTCGAAAATTCGTTTTTTATTTTTTTATTTCTTTGAATTTTTTAAATTTGTTTTGTGATTTCAATTCATCAAGTTTGTTCATCGCTTTGATGAGTTGGCTCACATCTCGACCTTGCTCAGACAGTCTCTTCATGCATGTGTCTCGATCAGTATCGATGAATATGTGTTCGACATCTCGACTAGCAAGCAAAGAATCTAGCTTCTCATCTGGATATGTCATGACTAACCACACATGATCAAAGGTCTGCTCTGCTTTAAGCTTCCGCAGTATCAGCTCATATATTAGCTGAACATAATCATTGGCGTCTATATTGTCCTGATGTAATGGCAGGCCTGTTAACGCCGTCATGAGATGGTCGTAATCATAGACGAGGTCATGCTGTCCTTGATGCCGCTTGACGTACGTTGACTTACCACTTGCTGGATAGCCAACGATTACTGTAATCTTCATGGCTCGATGCTGTCCCTTCTTGCGCTTCGTTGTCTCACGTCTCGTCTTCCAATAGTGGCAGTCCCTGCATAAAGCCTGCAGATTATCCGCGTTCGTGCGGTCTTCCCAGTCATCTTCGCTTGGAACAATATGATCAACCAATGAGGCTTGCAGGCCACAGCGTTGGCATAAACTGTTGTCTCTAATCAATATCTGATCACGCAGCTGCTTCCATTCATTACTGTGATAGAACTTAAGGTAGTCCGACTGCTGCTCATTCCGCACACGGTTGTACTGCCTATCCGCCTCCGATCTAACACGAGCATTGGCATCAACCAATTGTGGTCTGCCATTTATAAAGGCAAGCTTCTTACTTGGCATGGATATCATTCTTAAATAGATCAGGTCCCATCGCAGACCCCTGAGCGATTCCTTCGCGGTGATCCCCCTTTAAATATTCGATTTTATAAGCACGGATAACATGATCTGTTGCCACTGGATCTTTTGTATGCCAGTCAAGTGAAATGCTAACGAGCCCTGTATCTGATCTATCAATCCGTTTGCCATCAACCCAAACACAAGGCACACCATTAATGTCATCGAATTCGATGCGAACATGTGGAGTGTTCTTGTGATCAGGCAGCTCGACGCCTTCGATCTTGGTAGACATTTCAGCCTTAATAGATTTGGCTGGCTCATCATCCGGCTTGAATTCTGCTTCGAAGTCTTCTTGGCTCATTGCATGCACCACATATCCACGTGGCTCACTGTAATCAGCTACAAGCATATCGCCTTGTTTAACAAAATGCTGATCTTCTCCTTCTCCAAATGTAGTAATGACATGGTTGCCATAGCGAACATTAACTCTAACCAGAATACCGTTCTCTCTAAACTTATTGCTAACGTATCTTCCAACGTCTTCGCAATCTTCTGGCACCTTGATTGCAATGTATTCCTTTGGTCGTTTCACTACTTTAAACATGTGTAATTCCTCCTAAGATAATATGATTGCCGAATAGGAACCGATACCGTCAATGTTTATACCAGTAACATCCCATCCCGATTTCGTTAGCAAACTGATTACTTCATTAACGACTGCTGGATTGTACTTGGCAACGCCAATTGAGATTGGGGATGCAGTATTAATGCCCTGATTAATGGCATCATTCACATCAGAAACCAGACTATCTTTGTATTCTTTGACAGCATCGGCTCGCGACAGTAGCACAGGATGATCACCGTTTGTTGGCTTTATTGGTCGTGCTGGGACTGGTGGCAGCGGAGGTGTTGGTATCCGTTTGCTTGGGCCTTTAATATTGTTTGAGAACATGCTTATCCCTCCGTGTATTGTTTGATCTTGTCAACCTGTAAGTCGCTCCATTCATCATGTGTGCCGTCTGCCTTGTAGATTTTTACGACTGGCATTGAACGATAGCCTAGCTTGCGAAACCGCTCGTAGTCGTCCGCGTCTGCTGTGATGGTTTGTACTGGCATGACACGTGACAGCTTGAATACTGTTCGCCGGCACTTTTGACAGTGCGGCTTCGTGTAGATAATTGCTTGCATGTGTTTCTCTTCTCTCGATAGTTTCTCAATGATTGCTTGCTCTGTGTGGCTTACATATCCGTAACCGACTCGCATCATCGCATTAGTTGAGTTCATAAGTACACCTCAATCGCGTTTCGTCATAAACGAACGCATACAGCAGATGTTTGCCCGTGGTGAAGCCATTCTTAATCTCATAGGGATCATTTGGCTTTGCTGTTCCAAGCTGGCGCCACATAATGCCACGATCATCTTTAAACCGCTCTCTATGATAGTGGCCTGAGTGAAGTTCGTATGTTTTTGCCATATTGAATATCTTTTTGTACTCAAATGGAAAAAGCCCTGTCAGCTTGTCCTTGGCTACATCTCCGTGTGCGAGCATAATACCAACATGCCCTAGCAAGTATGCACAGCGCCAGTCGGTTGCCGGATTACTGTCATTGAGATCAACGTGGACTTGTGGATAGCGATCTATCAGCGCATAAAGAAAAGCGTATTCGAGATCACCTGAATGGTTACCGAACACGCTCTTGATTGAGACGCGATTGCTATATTCAATTGCCAGCGGAACAATCTGATCAAACAACTTCACAGCATCATGGAATGCCTGACGCATGTTTGCGTGATCTAGCTGTGTCCCTCTAACCGTTTGTGTTGCATGAATCTGATCACTATGGAATAGATCTCCCAATTGCTCGATCACAATCTCGTTGTACCCTTCCATGATGATCTCTCTAAGTTGACTCACCATGTCTTTTAGATCGGCGAATGTTGTCCAGCCAAAATGCAGGTCAGGCAATGGAATCACTAGGTTACGATCGCCTGATTTCTTCATGCCGTAATTGACCGGAATGATTTTGTCGTTGAACGCTTCAGCCATTTCACTTATCGATAAGCCTTGTTTCGGCTTTACGCGAATATGAATGCTGTACTGCGGAACTGTGCCGTCTTCGGTACTATGCTGCTCATACACTTTGTAGTCGCCTAAGACCATCTCGAACTTATCAGGATCGTATCCACACAACTCCATCAAAGTTCGTGGGTCTTTATTTGGCTCATGCTTTAGTCTCATTAAGGCCGTGACTGTTTGGCTACCATCAGCATTAAGAGCTACCTTTCTATCAACAGGTTGGCTCTTTCTATCTGCTTTCGCTGAATCGTGTTCATTCTTGTGGGGCCTTTTGAACTCGATACCAAGCCGTCTTGCTTTGCCCTGAAGAGCGTCATAGCTAATCCCGAGCTTGTCGGCCGTCTCTAGTCTGGTAAAACCTTCAGAGGCGAGCTTCCTAATGCCGCTGATTTGTTCATCTGTCCATTGCATCTACTCGCCTCCCGAAATATAATAGCCATGAGCAGCTCGGTGACGCTGCTCAGCTTCCTTATAAAGCACTTCCCTTGTTTCACGGCTCTCGGATTCGGCCCCGAGAGCTTTTTTGTTGCTTAAAGAATTTAAATAAGCTAAAATTAAATTGTTCCCAATAAATACTCATTTTCACTCCTCGGTAATACCCCACTCTTTAGCCCTCAAACCCCAATTGAGGGCTTTTTTAGTATCTTCTATAAGAAGTGTGCTAATATATATGCGTGAGCAGCGGCTTTTCTCCTCCAAGTCAATCGCTGTTGCTCACACATATGTTTCGTTTTTTCATCCTTTTGGCCCTTGGACTGGTCTCTGAGGGCTTTTTTGTTGCACTTTGTATAAGCTTATATGATAATTGATGTTAAAAGGAGGTAATATCTATGAG